CAGCTCTTGCAGAGGCAGGAATTCCACATTCAGTTGTGGATCAATACATCCAAGGGCAAGAAGCTCTAATGGGTGACATTCGTACTACCGCTTTTGATTCAGTCGGTGGCGAAAACCAGTATCAAGAAATGATGGAATGGGCAGCAAATAACCTCTCTGATGGGGAAATCGATGCTTATAACAACGCACTTGATACTACCAATATGGACTCGGCGTTATTAGCCATTCAAGGATTACACGCTCGATATCGTTCAGATGTAGGGGTACAACCCGACCTGTTCACCGGTGATACAACAGGTTCATCTGCTGGTGTCTACAACTCTGTCGCAGAATTGACACGAGATATGTCAGATCCGAGATACGAGAGTGATCCAGCGTTTCGGCAGATGGTTGCTAGGAAAGTTTCCCACAGCAACGTCATCTAACTCCTGTCCGGCGTAGCTTCGGTTACGCCACTTTATTAACAAACCATATTTACGAACAATTACCTTTGACCCTCTGCGGAGGATAATCTTAGAGAAAGGGAAGAAAGAAGGTTGTTATAGGCAATTTTTTTAATTTTATTTAAAGGTAAATAATATGGCACTTCCAAATTACGACCCATCACGTTTGGGTCAAATAAATGCTACAGGCGACGATCGTTCGTTGTTCCTGAAGCTGTATGCTGGTGAAGTATTAACTGCTTTCCAACATACTAACATTGCGATGCCTTTGCACCGCACACGTACAATTTCAAATGGTAAGAGCGCATCATTCCCTCTAACAGGTTATGCAGCTGCTGAATACCATACTCCAGGCACAATGATTGATCCTGGTAAAGTTAAGCATGGCGAGCGTATCGTTACTGTTGATGACTTACTAATCTCACCTACTTTCATCGCTAACATTGATGAAGCTATGAATCACTACGATGTTCGTGGTATCTACGCTAAAGAGTCTGGTGCTGCATTAGCACGTCAAGCTGACCGTAACATCTTCCGTATCGTTGCTAAAGCTGCGTCTATCGCGTCTAACGCTGCTGACGTTGGTTCTGGTCTAACATACGCTAACGTTGCTGCTAAAGCTGCTGCTCTACTTGGTTCTTCATTTGATGATGAAACTTACACAGATAACGTAACTATCGGTACTACAGCTGCTGATGCTACAGATCCAGCTAAAATTACAGCTGCTATCTACTCAGCATTAGAAGAGTTCACTAAGAAGAACGTACCTATGGAAAATGCGGTATGTGTACTTCCGCCTGAGCAGTACTACGCTATGCTAAATGTATCTGATACTACTAAAGCGACTTGGTTAAACAGGGACGTTGGTGGTGCAGGTTCAGTATCTGGCGGCGTTGTACCTATGGTTGGTGGCGTCAAGATTATGATGTCTAACCACTTACCAACAACTAATCAATCATCAGCTCTGTCTGATAATGATGAGTCTCCAATCACTACATCACGTACTGGCGCTTATAAAGGCGACTTCTCTGATGTTCGTGGTCTTATCTTCACTCCTGATGCAGCAGCTACAGTTAAGCTTATGGATCTTGGTGTTGAGTCTGAGTACCAAATCGAACGTCAAGGTACATTGATGGTTTCAAAATACGCGATGGGTCACAACATCCTTCGCCCAGGTTGCGCTATCGCATTATTGTCTGCGTAACTAATTAAATCTAAGGGATCCTGTGTTTCGGCATGGGTTCCCTTTTTTTTCGAGGTAAATATGACTCCAACTACAAAACTAGAAGCAGTAAACATAATACTAAGCAGTATTGGTGAGTCGCCAGTCAACTCTTTGAATTCCGGCTTGGTAGACGCTGAGATGGCTGAAACTATTCTCGAATCAATCAGCCGTGATGTTCAGTCACAAGGCTGGCACTTCAATACAGAAATTAAAATGAAGGTCGTTCCAAACAATTCTAACGAGATCGTCCTTCCTAATGACTGCCTACGTGTAGATTTACACGGGTATTCACAATCAGATTATGTCCAAAGAGGAAAGAAACTTTATAACAAAACTAATCATACATTCACGATCACTGAAACTCTTGAAGTAGATATGGTTGTTCTTCTTCCTTTTGAAGACACTCCAGAAGCATTAAGACGCTACGTAACTGTTAAGGCAGCAAGAGTCTTCCAAGATCGAGCTGTGGGATCTGTAGAACTCCACGGTTTCCAAGAGAAAGATGAAATGTTGGCTTTAGTTGAGCTTAAAGATGCTGAATCAAATACAGGAGATTACTCAATATTTGATAACTACGATGTGTACAGAATCATCGATAGGAATATAACAACAACATTATAGAGGTGAGCAATGCCATTAATTTCAGAATCGATACCCAATCTCATTAATGGGGTATCACAGCAGCCACCTTCTTTACGTCTTAAAACACAAGCAGAGGTACAGGAAAATGGCTTATCAACTGTTGTTGATGGTTTAAAGAAAAGACCAGGAACTGTAAATGTTGGAAAGCTACTTAATTCTGGAACAGCAACTAACGCTTTTATACACACTATTCGTCGTGATGCTGATGAGCTTTACACACTGGTAATTACAAGTTCGAATATTTATGTGTTTGACCAAGATGGTGTTGCAAGAACTGTTACAGGATCTGCAACTTATTTAAGTGGATTGACAAACCCATCAAAAGAATTAACAGCAACATCAATTGCTGACTACACATTTATTGTAAATAAAAATACAACAGTACTTAAGGACACCACGACTTCTACAGTTCGTCCTGATGAAGCCCTTGTTTATTGTAAGCAAGGTGATTATGAAACAACTTATAGTGTAACAATTTATTACAATGGAACATCTTATACAGCCTCATATACAACACAAGATTCATCTGTTGCATCAAATCAGGCTAGTGTTAAGACCGATAATATTTCTCAACAATTGCAGAATGCTTTAAACAGCAACTTACCTAGTTACTTCACAATTGTTGATTACGATTCAACTTTCTACATAAAGCGTACAGATGGTGGCACATTTAAAATTGGAGCTTCTGACTCACGCGGTGACACATTCTTATATGCATTCAAAGGACAAACTAAAGACTTCTTAGATCTACCTGATAAAGGTGAATTAGGTTTCACTATTATGATCAGAGGTCAGTCTGATGATGATGAAGATGACTACTATGTAGAATTACAAGATCCTACTAACTCAGGCCAATATGTTTGGAAAGAGGTAGTAGAGCCAGGTGCTGATATTCGTATCGACGCCTCCACAATGCCTCACCAATTAGTGAAGCAAACTAATGGTAGCTTTGTATTCCAAGAAGCACCTTGGGAGGATCGTGCAGCTGGTGATGACAACACAAATCCATTCCCTAGCTTTATAGATAATAAGCTGAATGACATCTTCCTACACAGGAATCGCTTAGGTTTCTTAAGTGATGAAAATGTCATATTTAGTGAAGCAGGGGAGTACTATAACTTTTTCCAAAGAACGGTATTCTCATTACTAGACTCAGCTCGTATTGACGTAGCTGTATCTAATAACCAAGTATCGATTCTTAAGCACGCTGTGCCTTTCAATAAGTCACTACTGATCTTCTCAGATCTAACTCAGTTTAATTTACAAGCTCAAGACTTATTGACTCCAGCTAGTGTGTCTATTGACGTTGCTACTAACTTCGAGGCATCTCTTAGAACTAAACCAGCAACAGCAGGTAGATTCGTATTCTTCCCTACCCAAAGAGGTAAGTGGTCAGGTATACGTGAATACTTCATTGAGGATTCCACAGAATCTAATGCAAATGCTGTAGAGATCACTTCGCATATCCCAAGATATATTGAAGGTGAAGTTACCAAAATGGTGGCCTCATCTAATGAAGATACATTATTAATATTAACAGAAGATGATCCTCAAGCAGTTTATATCAATAGATATTATTGGACTGGTGAACAAAAGGTTCAGAACTCATGGAGCCGTTGGACGTTTGATGGTGATGTCTTAAATGTAGACTTTAACCAATCAGACATCTTTATTGTAATTGAAAGATCTGACGGTATTTATTTAGAAACAATCAACCTATCTCAAGATGTAGCTACAGCAATCACTGATGGTGGCTGGAGTTGTCATTTAGATAGGCGTGTAACATTAACATCCGGTGGTACTACTACCGTCCCATACACAGATAGCAATCTGACATATATCACTGATAAAGGTGACATTATTGCAGCAGCTGATGTGAGTGCTAAGTTAACAGCAGGACGTACAGTATTCGCTGGCATACCTTTTACATTTAGGTATGAATTTTCAGAGCTCGTAGTAAAAGAAGATAATGAGCCAATCACTATAGGTAGATTACAAGTTCGACGCATGGGTGTCGTATACAGTAACTCTGGTTATTTTAAAGCTGTAATCACCCCCACTAAACGTACTTCATCAGAAGTTGTCTTTACAGGTCGTCTAGTAGGTGCAAGTACCAACTTACTTGGTAAAGTTCCTCTAGCTACAGGCACATTTAAACTTCCAGTACTAGCTAAGGCTAGTGAAGTAAAAATCGAATTAGTTAGTGATTCCCATCTACCTTGTCAATTCCAATCAGCGGAATGGGAAGGGTATTTCGTACTACGCTCGAAAAGGAGATAACAGATGGCATATTTTCGTGCGGCTAAAAAAGAAGATGTTGATTTACTTGCTTCTCAGATCCGCACGGGAGATGTCAAAGAACTCTGGCATTCACACGGCATGGAGCCTAAGGAAGCACTAGACATCTCATTTAGCGACTCAGTTGAGGCGTTTACTATCATCTATGACGAACAGCCTATAGGCATGTTTGGCTATGGAGAGATTGATGAAAACATTGGTGTCCCTTGGTTATTAGCCTCAGACAAGCTTCCTGAGATTGCTAGAGAATTCCTAAGAGGATCTAAAGAATGGATAGAGGATGTACTCACTAAAAAGTACATGCTTTTTAATTATGTCCATGCAGATAACAAAGAAGCTATTAGATGGTTGGAATGGTTAGGTTTTAAATTTTTAAGACGAATAGAGAACTTCGGTAAGAACCCAGCTCCATTCCTAGAATTTGTAATTATTCGAGAGGATTAATATGTGCGATTTAGCAACAGTGCTGACTGTAGCCAGCGGTGTGATGGAACACAACGCTCAGGTTAAAGCAGCTAATGCTCAGAATGAGCGATATAAAGAAAATGCACGTAATGCTCGTATAGCTCGAGATGATGAGAATCGTGCAGTTAATCGACGTCTAGACCAAGAAGCTGATGCAGCTAACGCGGAGAAGATGAAAGAAGATCTCGAGTCTTTAAAGAAACAAGGTACAGCTAGGACTGCCGCAGGTGAGTCTAATGTTTCTGGTGGATCAGTGAGTGCGCTCCTGAGAGATATCCAGAGAACTGGAGCTGTCGAGCAAAACACAATTGACCGTAACTTTGACATGGTGAAACAACAGTCTTTGGATCAAAAGGCAGGTATCCAGTCTAGTTATAAAAATAGAGTAAATAGTGTTCAAAAAGGTTATGCACCTTCTATTGGACAGTCATTGGGCAAGATTGGTGTTGGAGTTGGTACTAACTTCGCTAGCACCCACACTACATTATCAGCTGGCCAGAAGAACTGGGGTTACAAAGATACAGCTAAGAAGATGTGGAGTTCTTGGTAATTAATTAAGGAGACATATGGCTAAGCGAGTACAAGTCGATAGGACGAGTCCTACCCGTCAGTTACGCCCTACAGCCTCTCCCGTCTCTACCTATGTTGTTCCTGAATACGTAGACCCACGTGTTGGTAAGGAAGCAGAGGCTCTTTCAAAACTCTTTGGTGGTGCAGCTGAGGCTGCGACGAGTTTGAGAAATACAGAATGGGAACAAGAAAGTAGTAGGGATGCAGTTAAATCACGAGCAGACTTTGCTCTATTCAAAAACGATATATCAGCAGAAGCTCTACGTTTAAAACCAAATGAAGTAGAACCTTTTGTAAGAGAAAAATTTAATGAGAGATTCCAGGGGTCTATAGAGAACCCAGAGTCTCCTTGGTACATGCAGCACCTAACCAGTGAGTTAGATGACTTCATGCCAAAAGCCATTAATAAGGCAGCTGAAAATGATCTTAATCTTAGGATTGAGCAGGAATCTGATAATTTCTCAATCACTGTACAAGATGTAATCAATGAAGTTGTTGAAGGTGGTGGAGATCAAAATGCAATTAACAAAGCTATTGAGGCAGTAATTAGTGCTCAGTATGCAGATGGCAAAGGCCTATTAGATCGTACAGCCTTAAACACTATCGTTGCACAAGTAGGTGCTGACGAAGCTAATCAAGGTAATGACTACGTCCTTAACTGGATGAGATCTAATAAGCTTGATAAAACAAATAACGCAGCATACGAAAGACCACTTAACACCATGCTT